AGGAATCTCAATTTGAATTAAGTGAGGCTGACAAGCAAGCACTTGAAATGGACATGAGAAAGACATGGACTAAGTTAGAAGTTTATGCTATAGGGGATGAAGTAGAATCAGTTAAGGTGGGGGATAAAGTGTACATGGGAATTACCGGGTTACAGTCATCTGAAGCAGTAGAGCTTGAGGATGGTGTTAAGTTAATGGTAGCTGAAAGAGATATTGCAATAGTATGGTAAATCTAACAGAAGAGTTTAATCAAATGCCCGTGTCAGATAAAATCAATGGGAAAGAAATTCCTGTAGAACCAAGAATAGTAAATTTAGAAAGACCCAGATATTATGGTGGTGCAGGTCATACTTATGAAGTATTTAATGTACTAGAAGCATGGGGCTTAGATGAAGACTTCTATTTAGGGAATGTGATAAAGTACTTAGCAAGAGCTGGTAAAAAAACTTACACCAAGAAAGAAGATTTACAAAAAGCTTTAGTATATTTACAAAGAAGAATAGATAAATTATGAGTGAAGAAATGATGATTCAAGAAATTAAGATGTACACATTTGGAGACATCTTAGTTGGTTTAGACTCAGAAGAAATTAATGAGACTGAACAGATAATTGAAATTAGAAAAATATTTTCTAAGCTTGCAGAGGATTTAAAAGATAATTATAATCTTAATAGATCACCTGTAAAGAGTTTATTGTTTGATCAAGCAATTGGGCAAATTTCTGCTACACAACTTCTTGTAGAGAAGTTATTAAAAATGAAATAATGAAGATTTTAGCTATCATAATATTATTATTTATAATAGCAGTATTATGGATGATTGCCCATGTAATGTACAAACCTGCATATGATAAATTTAGAAAAGAATATGTATCAGATAAAGATAGTATTAAACTAGCAGTAGTCTGTGTATTCTTTATGTTGTTTTTTGCATTTACCATTGGCCTACTACTCTAGCCTGTTCTCTTCTTTCCAATGGTTTACTTCAGGCTATAATCCCCGGTTGCAAAGCTGGGGATTTTTTTGTATATTAGTTTATGGCAGAAATTATAAATCAGGGTCAAGTAAATGTTTTAGGTACAGTAATATATACGGGTGTAGCTGGGCCCCTATCTACTAAAATAACCCTATTAAAGTTTTATAATCCAGCAGCTTATATACTTACCTTAAATAGATATGATGCTTTAACAGCATCTACTGAAACAATATATGAGTTTAATTTATCTGCTGGAGATTCAGTTACTGATAATACTCTATATGCCCTAAACCCAGGAGATCAATTAATTGTATATAGTGATATAGTAGGGACATCATACTATGTTTACGGTACAGATTATGCTTAGTAAATATGCAAGTAATAGATAGTAATGGTAATGTATTTGGTGGTGGGATTGAGATAACTGGTCCTGATGGTAAGCCAAAAACTACTGGTGGTGGGGGTGGATCTCCTACTGGCCCAGCAGGTGGGGATCTTTCTGGTACCTATCCTAACCCGGGAGTTGTATGGACTAATGGTGTACCTACTTATGATCTACAGTATTATCCATTAAGCACAAACCCAGCAGGATATATTAGTAGTATTTCTGCATTAGATATTACAACAGCTTTAGGATACACACCATATGATGCAAGTAACCCTGCAGGATATATAACTTCATCTGCACTTACTCCGTATTTAACATCAGCTACTGCTGCTAGTACTTACTATCCTTTAACTAATCCATCAGGTTATATTACAAGTGCAGCTCTCTCAGGTTATTTAACTGCAGCAACAGCCGCTAGTACATATTATCCCCTTACAAATCCTAATGGATATATCACAGGTATAACAGGATTAGATGTAACCACAGCACTTGGATATACTCCTTATGATAGTACTAATCCTTCTGGATATATAAGTGGTATATCTGCTCTTGATATATCTACAGCATTAGGCTATACTCCATTTCCAACTCCAACAGGAACTGTTCTTGAATATATTCAAGGTGATGGTACACTTGCTGTATTTCCAAGTATACCTTCAGTAACCCCATCAGCATTAACAAGAGTTAATGATACAAATGTTACTCTTACATTAGGAGGTACACCTGCTAGTGCATTACTACAACCTGTTTCATTAACATTAGGTTGGACAGGTACTCTTGCAGATGCAAGAATAGCATCAGCAGTTACTTGGAATGCTAAACAAGATGCTATAACTTTAACTACAACTGGTACATCAGGTGCAGCTACACTACTTGGTAGTACTTTAAATATACCTAATTATACATCTGGAGGTGGAGGCGGTACACCCATAGATACTCAGATTTTTTTAAGCAGTGGTGTTTGGACAAAACCTGCTGGAGCAACCTATGTAGAAGTTTATTTGGTAGGTGGCGGTGGTGGCGGTGGATCTGGTAGAAGAGGTGTAGGAAGTACAGCTAGATATGGTGGGGGTGGTGGATCATCTGGTTCTTTTAATATTGCCAAATTAAATGCAAACACTTTAGGAGCTACTGAGAATATTTGGATTGGTGTTGGAGGAACTGGAGGTACTGCTGTTACTATAAATGATACTAATGGGAACCAAGGTGGAATAGGTGCATTATCCTTATTTGGTGGTACTGGAGTTTCTACTACTGCAAAACTTACAACAGGAACTTCATTTGGTGGTGTTGGTGGAACAGCTGTTACACAAGGTGGTTCTTCTGTTAGCAATTCTATACTTTTTGGTGTACTTTCTAATACTAACACATATGGTACAGGAACTCAGCCACCAGGCACTTTTGCTGGAGGTACAACAGTTTATATATCTAGACCTTTAATAGCAGGTGCAATAGGTGGTGGACTTAGTACAGCAAATGCAACTAATGTAGGTGGATCTATAAATTTAACTGGTCCTGCTACAGCTCAAGTAATAGCAACAGTTTCAGGAGGAACCCTAGTAGGTAGTAGTGGTAGTAATGGTTCATTAATAACTAATAGTCCTTCAGGATTATTTTTCTCAACAGCAGGTGGTGGCGGATCTTCTGGTAATTCTGTTGCTACATTAGGTGGTGGTGCAGGTGGTACTGGTGGGCCAGGTGCTGGTGGTGGAGGAGGTGGTGCTTCTGCAAATGGTATTAACTCAGGTGCTGGAGGAAATGGTGGAAATGGATTTTGTATAATTATAACATATTTCTAATGTTACGAGTAGCAATAATTGTAGACAATAAGGTAGAAAATATCATAACTATAGAAGAAAAAAATCTATACATGCTTTCAGAAGTTACTTATATTGTTTCTGACACATTAGAAATCGGGGATATAATATCTTAATTAATTTGTTATCTAAATAATTTTCATTATATTATAGATATACTGTATATAATTATTTATAAAAAACAAAAGTCATGGATATTTTAAATTTTATTTCTTGGATTAAAGCAGGAAACTATAGAGAATCTCTTCCTACAGATGTTCCTAATCTATTAGCAATTGGATCAAAAGATCCTAGTAGAGATGATAGCTATTTACCAATTGCTGTAAATGCAGCACCTTTACAAACATTGTACAATAGTGGTAAAGTTACTCAAGTAATTGTACCTACTAACCCAGTTACTTTAGATGCTCACAATGGTGTTGTAGAAACAGTACTTCTTAATACTTCTGCAACAGGGCAAGAAATTTTTACTTTTAATAATACGCATATTACTGGTAGATCAACTGTTCTTTTAACTGTTGAATATTCTGGTACAGGATTTCCAGTAGTTAGTTTTAACACTTTAACTAATGGTTCATTAGTATTAGTAATTACTAATGTTGATGTTGCTGCTGCACTTAATGCTCCTGTATTAATTCATTTTGCTATTATTAACTCATAATAATGTCTGTTGGTAATTTAAAAGATTACGGAAACAAAGGCAATAACTTTCCCTGGCAGTTAAAAATGTTACAGGGGTTAGATGCTATTAATAATAGTATAACTACCAGTAGTATTACAAATGCTAATTCAATGGCTATTGATGCATTTGGTAGGCAAAGAGTTTCTAATCCCCTAACATTATTTGATTCATCTCATAGATATAGTGATAATGGTTTATGGGCAACCTCCACTGCTAGTGGGGGTTCTGCCGTTTTTAGTCCAAATGAGGGATTAGTAAACTTAAATGTTAATACAACAAATGGCTCACAAGTATTAAGAGAAACAACAAAAGTGTTCTCTTACCAACCAGGTAAATCACTTTTAGTACTTAATACTTTTGTAATGGCTCCTGCTCAAAGTAATTTGAGACAAAGAGTTGGTTATTTTGGAACTGATAATGGAATATATATTCAGTTAAATAATAATACTTTAAGCTTTGTTGAAAGAAGTTTAGTAACAGGCTTAGTTACTGAAACTGTGGTAAATCAGTCAGCGTGGAATGTAGATAGTTTAGACGGTACTGGTCCATCAGGTGTAGTATTAGACATTACTAAGGCACAGATAATGTTTATGGATATTGAGTGGTTAGGTGAAGGAACAGTAAGAGTTGGTTTTATTATAGATGGTGTATTTTTGCTTTGTCACAAATTCAACCATGCTAATTATATTGTATCAACTTATATTACTACGGCATCTCTTCCTCTTAGATATGAAATTACAAACACAGGAGTAACTGCAAATTCAAGTACATTAAAGCAAGTATGCTCTACTGTAATATCTGAAGGTGGTTATGAACTTAGAGGTGCACAACAAGCTGTTGGTACACCTATTACATCACCCACAAGTTTAGCAGTAGCTGGAACTTACTATCCAGTAGTAAGTATAAAATTACGTGCAGGATATCAAGATGCTGTAGTTATCCTTACTGCACTTTCTATTATGGGTGTAGCAACTGGTATTTATAATTGGAAAGTTGTTGCTAGTGGAACTACTACCGGTGGAGCATGGGTTCCTGCAGGTGTAAATTCATCTGTTGAGTATAATATAACAGGAACAAGTTTTGCAGGAGGAAGAACTTTAGCATCTGGATTCTTAACATCTAGCACACAATCATCAGTAAACTTAGATATATTAAAAGAAGCACTATTTAGTTTTCAACTTGAAAGAAATTCTTTTACAAGTACTCCTTATGAACTTACTTTAGTTGTTTCAGCAAGTACAAATACTGAATTGATTTATTCATCAATGGATTGGGAGGAAATTAGTAGATAATAAATAAATAGAAATTATGTCAGTAGGTAATTTAAAAGATTATGGAAATAAAGGAAATAATTTTCCATACCAACTAAAAGTTTTACAAGGATTATCATTGGGACAGTGTTCTAATCTTAAAGAATATGATTTAAATGCTCCAACATCTGGAGCATTAAAATTAGCATTGGAAACATTATTTCAATCTTATCCAGAAGCATATTTAGTTTCTAAAAGTGTAATATATGATGGAGCTAACTATACCGCTTTTGTAACACTTGCAAATACATAACAGATAGGTTGTATTTTAAGATGAAAACAACATTAACAAAATTAGTAATATCAGCGGGCTATAGAGACATGGATCATTTTGTAACAAGTGCTTTTCATCCGCATTTGGCTGGAACATGCACAGGTGTTAGTGCAATCTTTGCAAGTATTGCTTATTATTTTAATTCTGTTTTTGGTATTGTTCTTCCAGTAGGTATAGGTATACTAATACTTTTTGTATTAGAGTTTTATACAGGACTTAAAGCATCTAGATCTGAGGGTAAAAAATTTGACTCAGAGTTATTTGGAAAAGGTTGGTTTAAGTTATTTGTATACATGCTAATGATAGGAATATCAAATGCAATGGCAACACATATAGAAATAAAGCCTATATTTGGGGTTACATTTAATATATATGAGTGGCTACACTATGCTTTTTACAACTATGTAATTATTAATTTGATCTGGTCAAATCTTGAAAATTTTAAAAGATTAGGCTGGACAGAATACTTACCTATACTAAAACATCTAGCTAAGCATATAAAAGATGAACCAATAAAACCAAATAATAATGAAGGAGAAAACAATTAAAGAAAGATGGAATGGTAAAACACCTAAGTTCTGGAAAAGAGTACAAAGGTGGGCCATTATTACAGGAGCAGTTGCAGGAGCAATTATAGCTGCTCCAATTACTTTGCCAATTGGTGTAGTAACAGCTGCTAGTTATTTAGCTGCAGTTAGTGCAACAGTTGCAACAACCTCACAATTAACAATAGAAGATGGAAAATAAAAAGAAAATAGAAGACTTTGAAGTAGAAGTAAAAACTAAAAAAGTCAAAGCTAAAGTTAAAAAGGAAGGTGAAAAAGTAGATGTTACTGTTGACACAGACAAAGTAGATGTTGAAGTACACAAAACACCTGAAGAAAAACACTTTAAGCTAGATGGTAGAAAGCTAGATGTAGAAGTAAAGAAAACTGCAGAAGGCACTCAAGTTAATGTAGAATCTGAGAATAACTTCCTTAGAAAAGTAGGAAAGTATATTGGAAATATAATTGCCAAAAGATTCAAAAAGAAATAATTGTAATGAAGTATAGAAACAATTGGAAAAACACATTTAGGTATTGGCAAACACTAATGCTTAGATTAAGGTTTTTTGGCATTGATTTCTTTTCATTAGAAATTGATATCCCTAGAAACTTTTATCTTTTAACAGTTTTAAATCTTACAATTAAGAATAGATAGTTATCTACTTCTCTAGATATATAGAAATCCAGGTGTGTTATGTGCCTGGATTTTTTTATTTAAACTTCTATAATTTAAATTAAAAAAATATATATATTTGTCTAAACCAATTAAATTAATGTCTTATGGAAACAATTAACCAACAACCAGAAATGCAACTAACTCCTGAACAGTTAGAAGAGCAAAAAGAAAAAATGCTAGAGTTTTATCAAACTTCTATGCCTTATTTAAGAGCACAATTAGATTATGAAGAAATGCTTTTAAAAATTGATGAAGCAAGATTTAAAAGATCTAGTATTCAATATCAATATGCTATGATGATGGCTCCTCAACAAGAAGAAGCAGATGAAGAAAGAGGTTCAGATTTTGATATTGATAAAGAGTCTAATACAGCAGATCAAGGAAAGAGAAAGCTTAAAAGAGGCTAGTCATGGCTATAGTAAATCAAGTACAGAAGCGTGTAAGAATGCCTAAGTGGGATGTGGTTAAGTTTCAAATACTTACCCACTGCTATGTTAATAGAATCAACTTAAGTGACTCTGACCTTAACTGCTTGACTTTACTAAGTTTTAATGAACCAATAGAATTAACTCATTTTTGTTATGATGCATCTTCAGAAGAAGAGCCTATTTTTAAGTCTCCACAGACTGTGAGAAACTGTATAAATAAAGCTGAGAAAACTAACTTAGTTGTTAAAGATGAAGAAAACAAAAAATTAATTCGGATAAATCCAAGTTTAAAAATTCAGACAACAGGTACTATTTTATTAGACTATAAATTTTTAGGAGATGAATCCCAGAAAGCCTAAAAGAATATATCAAGAAGTTGCAGAAGAATTAAATATTGATAAGGATTTAGTAGAAGACTTAGTAGAGTTTTATTACAAAGATGTCAGAAGCTTATTATCTAATTTAGAATATCCTAGAATAAACATAGAAGGTCTTGGTCATTTTGTTTCAAAACCAAAGATGGTATATGGATCAATAGAAAAGATATCAAGAATATTAAAAGAACATGACACATCTACATTTAAAGCTTATCATAATAAGAAAGCACTAGAAAATAAATTAGAACTACTACTGAAATTAAATCTTAAGATTCAAGATCAAACAGAAAAAAGAGAAACCTTTTTTAAAAACAAAAATAAATGAAAAATGTACTTAATCTAATCTGGCAAAATAGATCACAGATATTTGAAGGTATTAAAAACTCTGTCATTAGAGATGAGACAGTGGAAGAAATATCTAGACTCAGATATGATATTTGTGATGAATGTGAACATAAAGGTAGAAAGTGTGCAGTAAAAGGAACAGCACCTTGCTGTAATGAATGTGGATGTTCACTATCATTTAAGACCAGATCTTTATCATCAGAATGCCCACTTGGTAAGTGGCAAGCAATTATTACAGAAGAACAAGAAGAACAATTGGATAAGTTATGAGTATAGTATTTAATGCAAAAGATCATAGCTATAAAAGCAATGATGGTTCAGAAATAAATTGGATTAGTGTTACCACACTAGTATCTCATTTTAAGAAACCTTTTGATGCAGAAAAGATTGCAAAAAAAGTTTCTAAAAATAAAAGATCTAAATGGTTTAATATAAACCCAAAAGATATTATATCCATTTGGAATGCTGAATCAGAAAGAGCAGTAACTCTTGGTACATTTTATCATAACCAAAGAGAAGCTGACTTATGTTCTTTAGCTTCAATAGAAAGAGAAGGAATAACTGTTCCAGTATTTAAACCAAATGATTTAACAAATGGAATTAAATTAGCACCATCTCAAAAATTAGAACCAGGCGTGTATCCAGAACATATGGTTTATCTTAAATCAGTTGGAATCTGTGGACAGTCTGATCTTGTAGAAGTAGTAAATGGATGTGTAAACATTATTGACTATAAAACCAACAAAGAGATCAAGACTGAATCTTACAAAGATTGGGAGGGAGTTTCTGAAAAGTTACTCCCACCTTTATCTAATTTAGATGATTGCAACTTTAATCATTACTGTTTACAGTTAAGTATCTATATGTATATGATACTTAAACACAATCCTAAATTGCAACCCGGAAGAATGTTTATTCATCATATACTATTTGAAACAGAAGGAGAAGATAGATATGGATATCCACTTACCAGATATGATGATAATGGAGACCCAATTGTAAAAGATGTAATTCAAATAGACATCCCATATTTAAAAGATGAAGTAACAGCTATTATGCATTATTTACATGATAATAGAAATAATATTAA